CTAGAACCATTGAACGAGATTGTTAACAAACCTCCTAAACCAAACAGTTTGATATCTACACAATACAAAAGCTTTCAAACTAGATTAGTCAATGATAATCTGTCTGACTGGACAAAAAACCTCTTTGGCACAAACAGTTTTGTGCAATATCAAATTATAACTCAGGGTTTAGACATACACAAAGATCAGGGAAGAACTGTGGCATTTAATTATATACTTTGCGACGGTGGACCTATGGCCAGGACCTGTTTTTTTGATAATAATAAAACTTTAGTTTACCGAGAAAAAATTCAACTGCAGAAATGGCACAGAATTAAAACAGATGTTTTTCATACTGTAACTGGATTGCAAAGTTACAGAATAGCAGTCAGTGTTGATATCAAAGACTATACATGGGGATCTAATCTTCCATCCAATGCCTGACGGCAAAATCTCTATAAAGTTCAACTTTGCCCTGCCCATTGCCTGACAGGTAAGTTTCTTCATTGTGTCTGTATACTAGCGTATCGTTGGGTAAAATTTCAGTATAAATTTTTACAAATGGTATATTGCTGAGATGTTTCTTAATATCAGCGAATACTTTTTGGCCAGGATCTGTATCTATTATTTGTCCAAACAAGGTCTGTGTAATGGCATGCATATAAGTCTGTGCACCTAAATAATAAGTGTTCTTTGAACCTGCCCTTCTTCTTGCTGTATTGAGATCAATGGCAGCACGGAGGAAAGGATTACCGGGTGCACTACAGATCAAGTCTTGGCTGAAATCATAATCACCATTGATAGGCAAAAGTAGCTGAATAAGGTCGTTGTCAATGACAGAATGCATTGGTATATTATAGTATCTGTCAATATCAATGTATAAACCTCCTTCGTTATAGACCTTTATCAAACGCCAAAGGTCGCAGAGTTCTACAAATGGTCTATCTACTAACAAAGCATAATCGCTAAGAGAAAGATTTTCTCTCAGGTATTTTCTAACATCACTGTCAATGTTTATTTTCACTGTCCAGTCGGGATTCATGTCAATGACATTTCTAAGACCATTTAAGACGATGGGATTTTTACTGTCGACTATGTCTTCGCTGACCCAGCTGATATGAACTATTTTGGGAATCATCTTTAAAAGGTTATCGAAAAATCCCTGTAGTGGGGATTGTTTTCTTGATCTAGCTTGTGTGGCAAAGAAAGACTGGTATCATAGACAAAGTTATCGCTGCTGGTAAAGGTCAATTCTAGTATGTCAGGTACGGCTGTATTGTTAGTTTTGTAATAGAAATAATTGTTGACATGTAAATGTATTAAAGGCATACCGATTTTAGCAATGAAATTTATCATTTTATTGTAGTTTTTATTGTCATTGACCATGTGAAATTCTATTATCATACCCGAGAAATTCTGTCTTAGACCAATCAAGGAATCCAAAATATCATACTCGTTACCTTCAATGTCGCATTTTAAAAATGTCAGTGGCTCAGTAATTATGTTTTGTACAGCAATAGAATTGTTGCCAGGTCCTACATTTTTTCTTAGATGTTGTTTGTTGTCAGTGAAAAAATTCTGATAAGCTCGAAAATTTCTAAATTTTTCTGGGTCAACACTGCCATCATAGACAGACAGATTACAGTTTTGTCTGACACAGAAGTCTTCTTCAAAACTCCAATCTTCGCCCATACCGAAACTGATTAAATGTTGTGTTTTTTCAATGTCACAGGAATTTACCAAATACCCGCCGTCGTGATCCTTACCTAATCTCACAAGATCTTTGCAGTGAAAAGGTTGAAGTATCAATGGTAAAACTATTTGGTACATGACTGCCTGGTTAACAATTTAACAATTTTCTTTTAAATTTATCTGCTGCACCAGTGGCTGCTATGGCGTCGGGTTTGACTATAGGTATCACATTGCAAAGTCCTTTAATGTAACCAATGGCCTCATTTAAAACTATATTGCTGTTATGTAGACCGTCGGGGTTTATATCTAGATGCACTTCTATTTCTACATCTACCATTTCTGCTAACTTCAAGTACATGTCGGCTGCACGATAAACTTCGTTCATTAATCGTAATCTAGGTCGATTTTTGTTTTTTTCAAAATTTGTCTGTCGTTCGAGTTGACCGAATACACGGCACCCATATCTGCCTCCGATATGTACTACTATAGTGGTAGTATACTCTACATATTCTACCCTGTCTCGGTATATCACAGCCGAATCGCAGCCAATATAAATTTTAGTGTTAGGGCCAGCATTTTCAACAAATTCTCTGACCTCATTGAGATCTATTTCTTGATTATACACTTGATTATCCGTGTTCAGTTACTGAAAAATTATTTAAATAAGTTTTTATCTTGCCAAGATTTCGGATTGTAACTCAATGTCGGAAGTACAGGGATTCGAACCCTGAACCCGGATTATTATTGGCAGTGATGGTGGGATTCGAACCCACGGTCCGTATTACTACAGACAACACCTTAGCAGGGTGCCGATTTAAGCCACTCATCCACATCACTAAATTATCTTTATTTCCGTTTGCAACCCTTACTCTAATAATACTTTACTTATAACTTAGAGATTTGTTGGTATTTAAAGTTATTTTTTGTAAAAAAACACAGACTTATCAGTTTCCAAATATCGAACTTCGTTAGTCAGGTTAAACAGACTATCTGCATGACCTTTGATATCAAATCCATCATCATGCCAGATAACATATCTATCACTGTCAACCCCTACAGGTATGAACCTTTTGTTTTCATTAACTAAAATAAAATCACCGTTGGGTTTAAGCACTTTATATATTCGATCTAGTTCTTTTTTAGGATCTTCTGTATGCTGTAAAACTAAGATACTTAACGCCACATCTATGCTATTTTCTCTGTTGTAGTGTTTAACAGCATGAAATTTTTTGACATTTACTGTGCTGGTGTAAATCAATGCAAACTGTAACATTGTATCGCTGATATCTTGACCGTAGACTTCGCAGTCAAATTTTCTAATTAGTTCTTTTGATATTCGGCCCATACCGCAACCAAAATCTAAGACTAGACTGTTAGAATCAATTTTGATATGTTGTTCAATGAGACTAATTAAAAAATCGGTTTCTTGTTGAAATTTTTCTTTATTGTTATCATTGCCTGTCAGAACAACATGTTTGGCTTGTTCTAGATATTCAACATCAAAGGCTTTTTTATAGTAAGGCATTTATACATTCGACTTTAAAACCAGCAAAAATTGGTGCCCCTTGAAGGTAACGCTCCTCCGATTGATGCTTACAAGGCAACTGTTATACTTTTTAACTAAAGGGGCTAAATCTTATACTATGCGACTACAGCATTGATTTCATAGTAAAGTGATAATTGTTTAGATGCATGGTGTATTTATTTTTATATAAATATGGGCATGAAAAAACAAAGAATTCCCACACACATAAGGCGTCAAGTCATCGAGCGTGATGGTCTTTTTTGTGTATATTGCGATGATGATTTGACTGATCAAGAGGTTCATTTAGATCATATCGTTCCGGAAAGCCAAGGAGGTGCTACCACTTATGACAATCTGCAAGTAACATGTCGACGCTGCAACACTGCCAAAGGCATTTTAACTGAAGAAGAATTTGTCAGTAAACTAAGAAAACGGGCACAAAATATACTTTGGAGACTAGGTTCGGGTTAATTGAAAAAAATATAAATACATTTAATATGAACTTAAAAGATTTATTCGAGCAACCAGTAAGACCAGGGCCTAGACCGCCTGGCACAGGGTCGGGATCCAGAGTGGGACAAAGTCAGCCTGCCATACCAAGAACCGGAACTTCGGGTTCGGCAGCTTCTCAAAGAACACCGGGACAATCAATGTCTGCACCTGGCGCTACAATTACCAGACCCGGTATCACTGATTTACTTCCTTCGGGTCCTATTAGGGATATACTACAAGGAAGAACGACACCCAGCATTTTACCAAGATTAGATCCTAGACAAAATGAACCTGTATCTAGTACTACCTTTCAACCAAGAAATGTCACAGTTGACCGTCCTGCTTTCCCACAAGGTAGACGAGAACCCAGCGATTCCACTGTGGGCGGATCTAGTATAATTGTGCCTAGTTCTACAGGAGGCGGACCTAGAGATGCCGCTACACAAGCTAGACAACAAGCAAATCGCGACCCCAGTCAAGCGCCTAGTGAAGTCCCCACTGCACTGAGACCAACACCGAGAGGACCCGATCGTTTACCAGAACCACCCAGTTATGCGACATCCAATTATCCACCTCAACCCACTGCACTGAGACCAACACCGAGAGGACCCGATCGTTTACCAGAACCACCCAGTTATGCGACATCCAATTATCCACCTCAACCCACTGCACTGAGACCAACACCGAGAGGACCCGATCGCCCAATGGATGCAAGACAAAGCGAACCTGCACCCCCGCCGATTAGACCCAGAGATGTTGATGTAACTCCAGCAAGACAACGCGACTTGCCTAGAGGGAGTCTTGACTATAGGGAACCTGCCTCTAATAGAGTGATTACACCGACTGCTCGGGGAGGACCCTCGGCAAGCAATAGGGCAGAACGCCCGGTTCCTGGACAAGCAGAACCTGCTCAACCGCCTGGTGCAGGACGAACGTTAGCTGCACCTCCGGTGCCTACGCTGTCCAAGCCCGAACCCAAGCCCGAACCCAAGCCCGAACCCAAGCCCGAACCCAAGCCCGAACCCAAGCCCGAACCCAAGCCCGAACCCAAGCCCGAACCCAAGCCCGAACCCAAGCCCGAACCAAACGTTAATACACAGATTCCTTCGGGTGGTGGTCTTGGGGCTGATGTAAGATTAAGGGCTATGCAATACTTGGCCGGATTACAGCCAGATGCTAGTGGGCGAGCAAATCCTAACCCGCCTGGGATCAATCCAGAAGCCTGGGGCGCCGGAGATCTTCGTAGATTTCAAGATATTCTGGATAAAATTACATCCAATTAAAATCATATTGTAAATTTTTTTAGTGAATACCGCTACATTACAGTAAAGCAAGTTTATGTATATAAGTCAGAGTTATCAAAATTTACTAGTCGAATCTCATAATAACAAATTTTTCTCAGGCGGTAGTCAAAAATTCAATTTTATTGCCAATTATATTACAGCTGATATTTCTACTATATTAGATTTTGGATGTTGTTGGGGCGAGTTAGTAGATAAAATCAGTACTGAATATCCAAATATAAATTGTCAAGGATATGATCCAGGGGTCTCAAGATTTATGTCATTGCCAAATAAGCCCAGTGATATGTTAATATGTCTTGATGTCTTAGAGCACATCGAATTGGAATTTTTAGACAGTAATTTACAGCTGATTGACACTTTGTTTACTAAAAAGGCAGTACTGTTAGTAGCCTGTTATCCCGCAGGAAAGTATCTACCCAATGGAAAAAATGCACACCTTATTATTGAGAATGACCAATGGTGGGAAGATAAATTTTCACAGTCAATCAATGGGCATATCACAAACAAAATTTCACATGATGTTGGCAAGGGGTTTGAACACATATATCTAATAGAAAAATCCTGATATACGCCACAGACTATTCCAAAATAATCGTCGATTAGGAATCCAACCTTACCTTAATTCAAAAGCAAGGTTGGATATCACTGTTAAATATTATCGAAAAGTTTTGAACTTTTAAAATTTGCTAGCCAGAACAATTTGACAGATATGCTCAAGTCGTTCCATGTGCTCAAATGCTCGCCAAGGGCTGGTATCCACAGCAATGACCCCATGTCGATCCATGCCAATTATGTTGTACTTTAGACTACCATCAGCCTGTACCCCAATATTTTCAATACAGGCATCCGCCAACTCTTGTGTAATGGGAGGGATCATGGGCACTGTGGGTCCCACACTGGTATATCTACTGAGTTCAGGAAATTCATCCACCAGTTTTTGTAGATCAATGCCCCGATACATAGCAGCATTGATATAGGTGGGGTGCATATGCAGGACAACTCTTACTTCAGTGTTAATTTGTCTCTGCAGTCCCCAATGCATAGGAAGTTCACCGCTGGGCTCTAGTTCGCTACTGATTGCAGTATATGGCATTTCATACCAAGTATCTTTGCTAATGCCGATTTTCTTAAACATGTCGGGTTGTAGAGTCTGTTTTCTAATACCTTTGGGAGTTATATGAAAATGATCTACTGTATTATACCGCAAACTGGCATTACCATCACGAGTGGTTACCCACCCTCGACGATATCCTTCGCGAAAAATTTCACCTATGGTTTCTAGCATTGTTTATCCTACCATAACACGACTTACAGCAGTCATAACAGCAGCTATACGACCGATGTCACGAAGCTGTTCTATACTATACCCTTCTTTCTTTAATGTATCATAATGAGCACGAACACAGAAATGACACCGGCCCACAATGCTGGCTGCAAGACTATAGGCCTCAAAGCGAGCCCGAGTGGTACCACCGTGTGAGGCAATGGCATTCATTCTTAGTTGAGCAGGTAGCCCTTTCAATTGATCATCTGCTGCCATTTCCACATATGGGTACCAGACATTGGTCATGGCCATGAGTGATGCGGCTGTTATGGCAGCATTGGTTTCAGTGGGATTATTAATCTGACCAGAGATCCATGTCCATAGTCGACTGTTTCCAGTAGCAATTACAGCAGCCAATGCCACACACTCGGCTTCGAGTGGGTCCAGTGTGCTGCGTTTTAATACAGCATCGAGATTGAGCCGTGTGTCTTTGGCGTAGTCTGGTAGACCTTCTTTGATATTATCGACCCAGTTCATATGTTTTTTCCTATTTACAGTATAAATCTTTACAAGAGTTACAACTTATGTCTAATAATCTAGCAACTTCCCAAATTGGAGTATTGTCAGAAATTGCCAAATGATTGCAACACTTATCCTTGCAATTGAAACAATCTAAATTACCTTGATCATCGTAAACACATCTAGTAGTTTCTGCACAGAACATGCCTTCTGTTCTATTAGGAAAATTTCTACAACAACTAAATCGTTGAGGGTAGATACTACATAGTTCTTGATCATCAAGGTAAGGGCAACGCATTATACTTTAAGAGTTTCGCCGCCTACAGCACGGTTACAGGCACAGAGTTCTCCGGTCTGAAGACTATCTAGAACCCGTAGTGTTTCTTCGGGGCTACGACCAACGTTGAGATTGTTGACTGTGACATGTTGAATAACATTGTCGGGATCAACAATGAATGTAGCTCTTAGGGCTGCACCAGCTGGTTCGTAGAACACACCCAGTTGCTCAATTAGACCTCTTGATTTGCCTTCATTCCAATTCCACCGTTGTGTATCAGCGAATTGAATGTGACGAATCTTTTGTAGATCAGGATGTGATTTTTGCCAGGCTACCTTGCAAAATTCATTGTCTGTACTACCAGTCAATAAAACAGCATCACGGTCTTCGAAGTCCTGGAAAAGTCGATCATAGGCCACAATTTCGGTGGGGCAAACAAAGGTAAAATCTTTTGGGTAATAGACGATTACTTTCCATTTGCCCTTAAAACTTTCATCTGTAATATCAAAAAATGCATCAGCAGGTTGTCCGGGTTTGACTCCGGTCATAACAAAGGCGTCGAGACGATCACCAACGGTTTTCATATTTTTCTCCTTAAATTTATGAAGAACTGATTGTACAGTATTTGTCCTAGACAAACAAGTATTCTGGCCTGATAAAGGTAAAATTATGTGTTTAAGATAATCTTTCTTGGCTAAATATTTGATGGCTATAGTATATACCTTAATAACAATACATCTAACAATAATTTCAGTCACACTGTATTTGCATAGACATCAAGCACACAGAGCAGTAGATTTTCATCCTGCTATATCACATTTTATGAGATTTTGGTTATGGTTGACAACTGGCATGATTACCCAACAGTGGGTGGCCATACATAGAAAACATCATAGGTTTACAGACCAACAAGGTGATCCACACAGTCCTATGGTATATGGTCTAAAAGAGATTTTATTCAAGGGTTTTATTTACTATCATCGTGCTGCCAAAAATGTCGACACAATGGAAGCCTATGGTCGCGGCACTCCTGATGACTGGATCGAACAAAAACTCTATACTCCATATCACTGGTTGGGTGTGGTGTTACTATTGGTAGTGGATTGCATTTTATTTTCATATTGGGGAATGCTTATTTGGATTTTACAGATGATTTGTATACCAGTCTTAGCTGCCAATGTCATTAATGGTCTAGGACATGCCATTGGTTATAGAGGCTTTGACACGCGAGACAACAGCCGTAATATCATACCAATAGGGATTATAATTTGTGGTGAAGAATTACACAATGCACACCATAATAATCCACACGGTGCTAAATTTAGTTCACAGTGGTATGAATTTGATCTAGGATACTTTTACCTACGCATTTTGAGCGTGCTAGGTCTATGCAGCATTCACAAATTGTAATTACTTCTTTACTGCATCAGCATCTAGAAATTCTTTAATAAATTTCAGTACCCGTCGATAACTGTCAAAGACAAATTCCTTACTGGAGTCTTCATCGTTGACGACGACAATAAAACCGTTAGTGGCTTTGCGAATTTCAATTGATTCCATTTTTTTTCTCTGTTAAGAATATTTAATTTTCAGTAAGATTGCGTGATTGCTGTCGTCAACAAAGACCTGAAGTTTTTTGCCCAAACCAGTCATTGCCCACTGTTTGCCACCATAACAGGAACTTAGATAAAATGTTCGTTTCCCAATTACATCCTGGCAATATTGTTCTATTTCTTGTCTATATTGATCGTTAAGATCTAGACAAAAATTAAAATTGCGATCGCGTAATAACCTACTCATTCTATATTATAACAAATTCTTATAGTGCTGTCGACTAGACTTTCTAGAAAAATTAGCCAAAAAAATAGGCCCGTAACGGGCCTATTTGGTTTAGTAAGTCAATTAGAATGAATAACGAATACCCAAACCAAGACCTGTGCCGTTATGAACTTTCATGTCATCGAAACCAATGGTGCGTCGTGCATCTGCAACCAATGCGAGACTTTTGGTCAATGGCATACTAGCACCAACACCGACCACAGAAGTTAGTCCATCTTTGGCTGTGTCGGACTGAATATAGGTAGCCCCGACTTGCCCTTCGATAGCAATACCCCATACTTTAGCCACTGTATAACCTGCAACAACGGTAACATGATCGCTGACTTTGTTGCCAACTTCAAAACGATCAACAGCGGCAGTCAAACTAACATTACCCCAGGATTGACTGGCACTGAGTCCATAACCATCAACATCATTTGTGATGTTGCGATTATAACCAACACCAAAATCCAAGGCTGAAGCAGTAGTAACAGACGCTAATAAAGCTAGGCCGATTAGAGATTTTTTCATATTTGTTCCTTTTTTAGTAGTGCAAAAATATATTTATCTTTGATTTAAGAAACACTAGGAAATTCAAGCAGCGACTCTACAATCAGTATTTAGACTGGGTTGATATTCGCGAATAAGCGAACGCTCAACTTCGTGGGCTTGTTTTTTTCCGCGAATGACAGACACAATACTGACTGTAAAAGCTTCCTCGCCGAATTTTCTAATAGCTTCGTAGAGCTTCCACGATTTGTCTTCGCTACGGCTACGGTAAATGTGTTTATTCCACCTTACCATAAGACTCTTGTTAATGGTACTTTGAGTCTTGGCCGTAACCCCGATGTAATACTCATCATTACATTCTAACATGTAAATGATGTGATTTCTATCAGTTCGTTTCTTTCTCATAATGCTATTGTAGTACATAGCACCTTTATTGTCAAGTCTTTTTGTGGCAAAAATCCCACAAAAATTTCACCTTTATAACCTATAATTTTGCAAAAATTTAGCAAGATCGCCATACAAAACTATCATCATAGCTTGATCCGATTGTCCAAAAATTTCCAGATGTATTGATAGATCTACGCTGTGTCTTTTTTTGATTGTATACCAAAATGGACTTGTCATTACCTTGTCTAGTTTTAACATCCACCATGTCTGTATTTTCTCAATTGGTAACTTAATTACAGTTGAATCCAAGCCGCTGTAATGTTGAAATACATGTCTACCAATATCAGTTAATTTAAAACTTCGTGGATTGGGGTTGGCCCAAATTTCTCCAAAATCTCTACAGTTTTTTTGCAATAATTCCAAGTAGTCATTTTTGGTCATCGGGGTAGATCTTTTGCCCAGACTTTAACAATACTACACAGAATTTGTCAGTTCTAAATTGTGTATTGAGTTTCCTTGCTAGATTGATAGCATGACCTTTGTTACTGAAACTGACTTTACGGTATTTTGGACCCGGAATGCTGGTTAAGAGATTACAGGTCTTTAAGTTTATAGGCTGTTCATTGTAGAACACTGCCCAAATACCTTCACTGGCCAAGACTTGGTCACTGCGATATGTGCTGCGATTTGTAATCTCAGCTATGATTTTGGGTTTTGGCCTACTCACTGTGTTCTCCTCATTATCTACTAATATTTATCAAAAATTTCCGCCGGTAATTTCTACTGTCTGTGTAGTCGAAGATGTGTTGTTTGTGTTCGTGTTCTGTAGCTGATTAAGGAGTTTAGTAATATCGGCCATGAGATCACGGGCATCGCGGATTGGCATAATGATTTCCTTTCTTCCCCGAGCATCGTGAGATCTAACTAAATCCACAAACCTATCAATATGCAAGCTCATGATTGAATAAATTTTTCCAATGCCGGTGGTTGCCAACCCAGGGGTTTTAGAACCTTGCCATCTTCTCGTTTGCGTACCTTGCCTGTTTCTCGATCAATTTTGGCAAAGTTTGTACGCATAACTTCTTTCCATGCAGCTTCGCCGTCGGCTCCCATACTATGAATGGCACCGATTGTGACAACCAAAATGTCAATCAAGGCATCTAGTTGTTCGATTCTATCATTGGTATCAACTGCGGTTTGTAATTCATCTGCTTCTTCTTTTATCAATTTAAGATAGAGATCGAATTGATCTTGATTATTATGATCTACAGTTTGATCGCAGGCTCGCATAAATTTGGCCTGATCTCGAAATACATTAGGCATTTTGTTCCTTGTTGACAGTTAATAATTTTTCTTCCACTGTGGTTCGATCATGATAGGGCCCACAGTACTGATATCGTTTTACGGCAATGAGTTTGGGATTCTGTATGATTTGCCATTGATCCTTTTGTTTAATTGCATACCATCCTGCAGCAAACCAACAGCGACTTTTCTTTCTTTTTGTAAATAAAGGAATTTTTTTCTTGACATCCCACATGGGATTAAAAGCATGACAGCCAGTGGGATATCCATAGACTTGTGTAGTCGATGGTGATTTTTTAATGGCAATTTTTTCGAAAACTATGTCATTTTTACGCAATGACTGTATATTCTTAGCATGAAATTTTCTATTCCCGATGGTAATAGTAACCATATTGTTTCGAGATTCTATATTGCCAATTTTTTCTTGATCTTTTTGCAAGATCCAAAATTCATTCTTTAGTACCGGTTTAGCTATTATCATATAAATGACCTTGATATTTTTGATTCAGCCATGTGCTGTATTGTTCTGCAGTTTCGCTGAGTTTAATTAACTCATATCGTCCGCAAAAACGCATAAATTTTAAACCCACTTGACCAATATCGCTAGTGCGTATTTGTTCTTTGATTGCAGAATCAACTTGTTCTTTGACTGTGTCGGGCTGCTGTGTGAGATCAATCAATGTTCTATTGCGTTGATAATCATCTAATACTCTATGTTCAGAGCCATTGTGATCGATCCACCTTTGCAACATGAGATTATTCCACGCGAATCCCTTTTGATGCCGATCGTTAAAAGCTTCTAATAGACCAATTTTATTTTTACTGCTTTTAAGCCTGACATTTGGGAAAGCAGAGAAGATATTGTCTGTGGGATCGCCACGCATACATTTCTCAAACAATAACCATTCAGGGTCAGGCGTTTGTTTAGCAGTTTTGGTTTTACGGTCTTGACAGGGACGACCTCGGCTGTCAAAGATACCATTTACAGTCAACAATTCATCTGTGATCCCATTGTATTGCTGCACCTGTTCGGACAGCAGTTGTACAAAGTCTGTGTCACTGCTGATAATGATATGTTCATCCTTAGGATGTAATGCAATAAATCTAGCAATAATATCGTCCGCTTCGGCATTGGCATGACGAATAACTGAGCAGTTGGTCTGTGTTTTAAGATACTCAACAAAGTGATCGTAGGTTTCCCAGAACAGTCGGTCTTCTTGTTGTTGACTAGGACTAAGTTGTGCTCGGGCTACTGCACGATTTTTTTTGTAAGGTTCATAGATATCCTTACGCCAACTGCGACCTTCTAAAGCAAATATGACATGATCAGCTTGGAATTTACGGAATACTTTGTTAATTGAACTCAATGTGACATGCAAAGCATAACCAACTTTTTCCTGTTCGTCTGTGGCACGAAAGGCAGTATGTCTAGCACGGAAAAAAGTATTAGCAGTATCAATCAAAAGATATTTCATAATAGAAATTCGTGGTGGTGATTGCTAATTATAGTATCTAACAGAAATTTTGTCAAATTTTACTGAATCCTCTCAGTAATAGCCAAACTATCAGTTTACTATTCACAGTATAAACTGAAATTTGTTTATAGTTTCCTACAAAGTTCCAATCGGTTCCTGGTGGTCCCCATTGTTGTCTTAATTGCCTGAGTTGGTCGGTTATATGATTTGAATTTCCAGTAATTGAGAAGGCTTGCATCAACTGATTTCCGATCTACCATTACCCAAATCTCTTACTTTGGTATAGGTATTAACTATGGCTTGTTCTTGTTCATAGGTTTCCATTACCACATGTCTACAGATATTTTGAAACCAACGATCGACAATATCAGCATCGCTGTCATCCTTTTTCAATTGATATCCTGCTCTGATCAAATCAGCTATGAATTTATCATTCCAATCTAGTTCAAAACTACCTTGATGTAAATTATTAGGGTCTAGTTCAAAACTTACTATTTTAATGTAGGGTTGCCCTTGTTCGGTAGCTAAGTCTTTGGCAGACTTGGTTGGAGATTGTGTTTGTTTAGCAGTGACTTTTTTAAACCAATTTAACATGTTACCAACTTTCAATATCTGTGATATCAATTTTAATTTTTGATCTAGTTTCGAATTCAGCAGTTACTACAGATCCAATTCCATTGGAATTATCAAATGTTAAATCTACATAATCAGGATTATGATTTTCAAAAATTTCTAGTAATTTTTTAAATTCATTCCGGGTCATTCGAAAAGATTTCATTATGTGCCCCATTGATTCTTGAAAAGCGGCACTTGAAGTCGATCACTGTATCTATAGCCTAGCTTCATGGCCACTTCTGCTACCTGTCGATTATGTGCGTGGTAGACACTGTCTACACCGCCCACAGGCATAAGATAAATTGGTCCAGTAAATCCCTCATCTCGATATTGATGAACCGTGTGTTCAATTTCATCAATGTCATTCATGCCAGTGACCACAAACTTCAAGTAGGTATAGCCCACACTCTCATAGTCAGAAACAATTTGGGGTTTGATAGCATCTTCAAATCGTTCACCACTGACGCTGAGTTTAGGAGATACCGAGAAAGTAATTTCTCTGGGTTTAGTATAATACCAACGCAGCCACTCGTTGAGTGATTCTTTGAACTCCGAAGTCAACGGTTGTGTACCATTGGTTTCAAAAGTGATCTCAGTAAGTCCACGCATAAGGCCGTGATTGAGTAATTCTGGATAGCTACGCTGCCAACCCAGTAATGGTTCACCGCCGGTGATTACTAAGTGTTCGTCTTGCCATTCTTTGTGTGGAAGGAGATCAACAATATTTTGAGCTAGGCCATCAATCTCAACCAGTGGACTCAAATGTTTGAATTCTGGATAGACCGCAGCATAACTATCGCATCCTGTTT